CACATTTATACTCAAAGGGAATTTTTATAGCAAAGGGTACTAAAAGGAGTGACAAAAGACGCATGAACAAAGACGAATGGGTCGAAAAGATAACAGAAGCGTGTAAAAACGCAGGAACTTTCAGACCATATTTTGCGAGCGTCATCGATACCCTTGCAGAAACGCTCGAGGCAAGGGATGACGCAAGGCAGAAATATAAGCAGACAGGCAGCAATTCGGTAGTAACGCACACAAACAAGGGCGGTAATACCAACATCGTGAAGAATCCTGCGCTTGTTGTAGTAGATGATCTGAATAAAACGGCTCTTGCTTATTGGCGAGACCTCGGACTAACTCCTGCAGGTCTCAAGCGAATAAACGAAAACGCAATGAAGAAGGGTGCTGACAAGGCTACGCTCGGATCAGTACTCAAAGATTTAGGTATATGAAAGCAAAGGACTACTGCGAGACAGCGAAACAGTATGCGCTTGATGTGACTAACGGCACAATCGTAGCAGGTGCAGAGGTAGTCATGGCGTGCAATCGCTATCTCAAAGACCTTGACAGGGACGATATCGAGTTAAGACCAAGAGACCCGAACGCAGTGTGCTCGATCATGGAGGGCTTCTTTGTACATCAGCAAGGCGAAGATATGCAGGGCAAGCCGCTACTCGGTGAGCCTTTTGTACTTCAGCCGTGGCAGATATTCGTAGTAGTAAACCTGCTCGGATGGTACTACACAGGAACAGACGAAAGACGGTTCAAAGAAGCGTTCATAATGCTCGGCAGGAAGAACGGAAAAACTTCCTTTATAGCGGCATTGGCATTCGCTGTCGGCATACTGCAAAGGCGAAGCGGTTCAAAGGTTTACATCGTAGCCAATGCACTCAAACAGGCATTAGAGGCATTCAACTTCCTAAAATTCAACGTCAGATACAAACACCTTGACTCGGATGATGACATGAGGTTGCTCGACAACTCGTTCAACCACAGCATCGAGTACCAATTCAGAGATGACAGCGGACAGCCAGACGGATTGTTAAGTGTATCGGCTCTTGCGGCTAATCCCGACAGCCAAGACTCGTTCAACTGCAACTTTGCTATCGCTGATGAGGTTGCGGCTTATAAAAAGGCGGCACAGTATAACCGATTCAAAGAGGCAATGAAAGCCTACCGAAACAAACTGATGATAGGCATAACCACAGCAGGAGACAATGCCAACTCGTTCGGCTTCAGAAGAATGGAATACGGCATCAAGGTAGTTAACGGAACTGTCAATGATGACTCGTTGTTCGTTATGATCGCAAGAGCAGACCAAACCGAAAACGGAGAAGTTGACTACACGAATCCGATTCAGCATCAGAAAGCTAACCTGTCGTATGGTGTTACTGTATCGCCAGAAGACTTAATGAACGAGGCAATGCAAGCGCAGAATGATCCGCAACAGCGCAAGGATTTCCTTTCAAGGTCACTGAACGTTTATACATCAGCAACAAAGGCCTACTTCGATATTGACGAATTCAGAACATCTGACAACGAATACAGTTGGACGATGGAAGAACTTGCCAAGTTACCTGTTAAGTGGTTCGGTGGGGCTGACCTGTCAAGGATGCATGACCTCACGGCAGCCGCATTGGTTGCCGAATATAAGGAAACGCTGATTATAATCACACACGCATTCTTCCCGATAACACAGGCGGCAAGAAAAGCCGATGAGGATAATATTCCACTGTTTGGATGGGCAGACGATGGATGGCTGACGATGTGCAATTCGCAGACGGTCAACTACTCCGATGTAGTCGGTTGGTTCGAGGAAATGCGTGGCAAGGGCTTCGATATCAAGGTAGTAGGGCAGGACAAGAAATTCGCAAGAGAGTTCTTCCTTGACATGAAAGCAAAGAAGTTCAGAATCGTAGATCAGCCACAGTATTACTATGTGAAGTCACAGGGCTTCAGACACATAGAGAAAAAAGCAAAAGACAAGAAACTATACTATCTGCATTCAGAGGCATATGAGTACTGTGTGCAGAATGTACACGCAATAGAGAAGACCGATGACATGGTGCAGTATGAGAAAGTCAATCCTACGCAAAGGATTGACCTTTTTGATGCATCCGTTTTCGGCACAGTTCAATTATTAGAAAACATGGAAAAACGAGAAAAGGCTCGTGAATGGTGGGGCAAACAATGAGTATATTCGACAGAGTACGCAAGATCGGGAATATGAGGACATCCACAAACACAAGCAATAGTGCAATCGGTTTCCTCATCGGCAGCGATGAAGACCTGCAGTGCAGTGGTTACACATCGCTTGCAGAGAATCCAGAAATCCTTCGGGCTTGCAGACAGATAGCAACACTGATTTCTTCCATGCCGATAATGCTCATGGAGAACGGCAAAAACGGAGATGTCCGTATATTTAACGAGTTATCACGAAAGCTTGATATCGAGCCGAACAAGAACATGACTCGCAGAACGTGGATGGAGTTCATCGTCACAACGATGCTCCTGTACGGCAAAGGCAATTCCATAGCAAAGGTCTACACATCAAGAGGGTACATATCAAATATCGAGCCGATAGCCGCAGGAAGGGTCTCACTCGTTCCAAGTGCAACAGATACAAGGAACTACACCGTTGTGATCGATGGCAAATCGTATCAGCCAAATGATGTACTTCACTTCGTAGATAATCCCGACCCAGATTATCCGTGGAAGGGCAAGGGCATGACGGTTGTGTTGAGAGATGTAGCAAACACTCTCAAACAGGCAACGTACACCAAAAAGGGATTCATGGCTTCAAAGTGGAAACCTTCGATAATCGTCAAGGTCGATGCTATGACAGAGGAATTTTCAAGCCCAGAGGGAAGAAAGAAGCTTCTGGAAAGCTACGTACAATCCTCCGATGTCGGTGAGCCGTGGCTCATTCCTGCAGAACAATTCGATGTGACAACAGTGAAGCCTTTGAGCCTTGCTGATCTTGCGATATCCGATTCAGTGGAACTCGACAAGAGAACGGTCGCAGCGATACTCGGTGTGCCTCCGTTCGTGCTTGGAGTCGGTGAATATAACCAAGACGAATGGAACTCATTCATATCGAACACAGTGCGTATCGTAGCGCAGGAGATAGAGCAAGAACTGACACGCAAGCTGATACTCAATCCGAAGTGGTATGTGAAGTTCAACATTCTATCACTTATGAATTGGGATTTGAAGACAATCGCAGATGTTTACGGTGAACTCCGCAAACAGGGTGTGGTCGATGGTAACGAGGTCAGAGACCGCATCGGATTATCCCCAAGAGAGGGCTTGGATCAGCTTGTAATGCTTGAAAACTACTTGCCTACTGACAGATTGGGAGACCAAAAGAAGTTGATACAGGAGGGCGAATAATGGCGCTACTGTGTAACGATGTTGAAATGAGAGGTAACAAAGTCAAGCAGATATGGTGCAAGCATACAGGTGAGCCTTGTATTCATGTCAGATTTTGTGCCGTATCGAGCAAGTACTACCAAACTGATGCGGCTGCTGATTGCAAAGTGAGGAAAGAACAAAACAACAGATAATAACTGGCAGGGATAGACAGACGTGTCGAAAAGCATATTCCCGATGCATTCTCTGCCATTTGTTTAGGGAGAACTTACAAGGGAGGTAAGTTATGGTTAGTGGTATATATAGCATCACTTGTATCGAAAATGGTAAGCGGTACATAGGGCAATCTGTGAACATTCAAAAGAGGTGGGCAACACACAGTTGTGCATTACGGAACGGCACTCACGTTAACGTGCATTTACAAAGAGCGTGGGATAAGGGCAATACTTTCCGATTTGAGATTCTTGAAGAGTGCGGCAGAGACAAATTAGACGAAAGAGAAATATATTGGATCGCTTACTTCGATTCATTCCGCAATGGGTACAACCTTTGTGAGGGTGGCAACTCTACAAAGGGTAGAACTTGTTCAACCGAAACACGCAGGAGGATATCTGAAGCGAACAAGGGTAGGCGGTTCGATGCTGATGCAATTAAGCGCAGAACAGAATCGTTACAGAACCACTTAAAAGAAGACCCTGCTTTTGCGGAAGAGTACAGAAATAAGCTATCAGAAATACACAAGGGGAAACCTTCTTGGAACAAAGGGAAACCTTGTCCTGCGGACAAGAAGAAGCTACTCAGTGAAAAGCTAAAAGGCAGAACCATTACAGAAGAACACAGAGCAAAGCTTCGAGAATTGTATGCAGGTGAAAAGTCAATAACAGCAAAACTCGAAAAGAGCGATATCGTGCGTATTCGGTATCGTTTTTTGTGTGGTGAGCGACAGTCTGATATATGCAAAGACTACCCTGTAACATCACAAACAATATACGACATTGTTAGAGGACGCAGATGGAAGAGCGTTCCGAACACCAAAGAAGAGTTGGAGGTTCTACTGTGAGCAAAGAAGAATTAGGTAAGAGGCGTACAAGAACTGTATGCACAGAATTTACTACGAGGGAAGAATCGAAAGATGCTCTTTTCATAGAAGGGTATTTTGCGGTTTTTAATAGCAACTACGAAATTGCAGAAGGAATGAGTGAGTCAATCGCACAGGGTGCTTTTGCTGAAGCTATCAGCGGAGACATTCGAGCACTTGTCAATCACGATACCACACTTGTTCTTGGGCGAACAAAAGCAGGGACTTTTGAGGTCAAAGAAGACAGCCGTGGACTTTGGGGACGCATTAGGATCAATCCGAACGATTCTTCTGCCGTTGACCTTTACGAAAGGGTTAAGCGTGGCGATGTAGATGGGTGCTCGATAGGATTCGACATCGCAGAAGAGGAAACCGAATTCCTCGATAACGGTGATGTGCATTGGACTATCAAGAAGGTATTCCCTTTGTATGAATGCAGTTGCTGCACATTCCCTGCCTACGCTGAAACATCGGTACAGGCAAGAAAAGACGAATATCAGATGCTCAAGAAGCGTGAAATCGAAAGATGGAAAGCTGATTTGAGCAGAAAGCTAAAAGGAGGCAATTAATGGCACTTAAGACATTACTGCTTAAGAAAGACCTCGATAACAAGCGCAAGGCTCTTGCCGAACTCGAAAAGAGAGACGCTGAATTTGAGGCAAGAAACGCAGAACTCGAAGCCGCTATCGATGAAATCGAGACAGACGAGCAGAGAGATGCGGTAAACGAAGAAATCGAGAAGTTCAAGGAAGAGGAGTCTGCGCACGTACAGGCAAAGACCGACCTCGATTCAGAAATCAGAGGACTTGAAGCAGAACTCGATGAACTTGAGGCAGAACAGGAAAAGCCTGTTCCAGAAGAGAAACCACAGGAAAGAAAGGAATCAAAGAAGATGGAAACAAGAAAGTTCTTTGGAATGAATGCGCAGGAGAGAGATGCATTCTTCGCTAATGAGGGTGTTAAGGAATTCCTTGCAGAGACAAGAACCTGTATCAGAGAGAAGAGAGCGCTCACAAATGTTGGTCTCACAATTCCAGAAGTGATGCTCGGTCTTATCAGAGAAAACGTGATGGAGTATTCAAAACTCTACAAGCACGTTAACGTAAGACAGATCAACGGTGAGGGCAGAATGATCGTTATGGGAACAATCCCAGAAGCCGTATGGACAGATTGTTGTGCTAACCTCAACGAACTCAACCTTGCGTTCAACGATGTTGAGGTTAACTGTTGGAAGGTTGGCGGCTACTTCGCTGTCTGCAATGCTAACCTTGAGGACTCCGACATTGCTCTCGCAACTGAACTTCTGACAGCTATCGGACAGGCTATCGGACTTGCGCTTGATAAGGCTATCCTCTACGGAACAGGCACAAGAATGCCTCTCGGAGTTGTAACAAGACTCGTACAGACCGAAGCACCTGCTGACTATCCTGCAACAGCAAGAGCATGGGCTAACCTCTCTGCAACTAACGTTGTAGCACTCGGAGCAGTTACAGGCACAGCACTTGTATCCAAGATCGTTGAGACCTTTGGAAATGCAAAGGGTAAATATAGCCGTGGCGAGAAGGTCTTCGTAATGAACGAGATGACTTACACAAAGCTTGCATCCTCACTTATCACTACTGACGCAAGCGGTCAGATCGTTGTTGGTATGTCCGACAGAATGCCTGTTATTGGCGGTATCATCGAGGTTCTTGACTTTGTTCCAGACAACGTAATTATCGGTGGTTACTTCGACCTGTATCTGCTTGCAGAGAGAGCAGGAACAAGATTCGCAACTTCCGAACACGTTAGATTCCTGCAGGATCAGACAGTATTCAAGGGTACTGCAAGATATGACGGACAGCCTGCAATCGCAGAGGGCTTCGTAGCAATGGCTATCGGCACAACAAAGCCGACAGCAGCAATGACATTCGCAGCAGACTCGGCAAATTAGTAGGCGAAGGAGAACAGCCTAACACCCTCAACCTCACGAGCATGACAAAAAAACAACTATTGTCAATGGCATCTGAAAACGGGGTCGAGGGTGTTTCTTCTCGCATGACAAAGGCAAAAATCATCGAAGCGATAGAGGGGTAGAGGCATGAACGAAAACACAATGCTTGAAATGCTCAAGGTCGATCTTGGCATTACAACAACAGCATATGACGAAAGGCTTGCACAGTATATTGCATCAGCAAAGGACGCAATCAAAATTGAGGGCATCACGCTTGATGATGCAGTAGTCAGTGACGGCAATCTCGTTGTTCTGTATGCTGCATGGCTGTGGCGAAAACGTGACACAGCAGAAGGAATGCCAAGAATGCTTCGATGGATGCTCAACAATAGGTTATTCAGTGAAAAGGTAGATTGATATGGATGATGTTATTCAGCTGATTAATTTCAACGGCTACACATATGACGAATATGGCAACGAAATCCCTGCCGAAAGCAAGAGGACAGTGTATTGCAGAGTCGAGTCTGTAGGCAGAACGGAGTTCTATCAAGCCGCACAGAACGATATGCATCCGCAGTACATTTTCTCCATATCCCACTATAGGGATTATATGGGCGAAAAGGAACTCCTGTACAGGGATTGGACAGGCAAAGAAAAACGCTATGCCATCACACGTACCTACAGGACAGGTGACCGCATCGAGTTGACCGCTGAAGAAAGGATTGGCGATTATGGCAAGACGGAGTAATGTCCAGATGCAAATGGGCGATATTCTCGAAGAATGGACTCTTGAGTTCGGTACGGAAGTCGAAAAAGCAATGATTGAGACCTCCAATTATACTGTCGAGAAACTGCATGAGATATCGCCAAAGAGAACTTTCGGTAAGCATCATGGGCGCTATGCAAGAGGATGGAGTTGGCGAAAGGTCAATGACGAATATGTGATCTACAATGCAACGGATTGGCAACTCACGCATCTGCTTGAGGACGGCCATGACATCCGAAACAGATATGGTGAATGGGGTCATGTCAGCGGTGATGGTCACATAACACTTGCGGAACAATTCGGAGTGAAAGAGTTAGAGATAAGGATTAGCAGAGGTTTGAAATGACAACATACGAAACGTTAAAAACGGCACTTCGAGCCATAACAGAACTGACGGATGTTCCTGTGTTCTACTCTCTCACGCAGAAGAAGACAAACCCTCCGTACATCGCTTACAGGGGCAATGGTCAAAACATCTTTGAAGCTGATAACACCTACTATTGGAAACAGAACACCTATATCATCGAATACTATTACAGAAATAAAAACGAACAGATAGAAGCCGCTATTGAGGAATCACTCCTCGATAACGGCTTTCTCTATGAGAAGAGCGAAGACATCAACATCGAAACAGAAGATGTGAATGTCATCTATTACTACATTTAAGGAGAACAACAATGGCAAACAAAGTCGAATTTGGAATCAGCCAACTCCATGTCTGCACATACACCGTTGGTGAGAACAACGCTGTTACTCTCGGCACTCTGTATCATCAGAAGGGTGCTGTGTCCTTCTCCCCAGAAGAGTCACAAGAGCAGAACAACTTCTATGCAGACAACGTGATTTATTGGAGCGGTTACTCTGGCGGCTCAATCGAGGGTGATCTTGAGGTCGCAATGTTTGACGATGAGTTCAAAACACAGTTCCTCGGATACGTTACGCTGGCAAATGGCGGTCTCGCAAATGTAAAGAACGCCACAAAGCCTAATGTCTGCATCTTCTTCCAAGTCGAAGGAGACAGCGAAAGCCGCAGAGTTGCACTTTATAACTGCGCTCTTGGAGCAATCACAAGAGAGTACAACACAATCGAAGAGAGCAAAGAACCTGCAACAGAGACACTTGCAGTGACCTGCACAGGCGATAATACCACAGGTGTGACAATGGCAGTGTTCAAGCCTTCTGATACAGGCTACAGCACACTATTCACACAGCCGACAGCACCTGCTCTGTAAGATTAACTGATGAGGGTGAGGCATTAAGTCTCACCCTTTGTTTTTTAGAGAGGTAACCGACATGGAAAAAATAATCAAGATAGGAAAGCAAGAGGTCAAGCTGTCGAACAACGTGGCTTGGACGATGGAATACAGGGATCAGTTCGGCAAGGACATAGTACCAACGATCATGCCGCTAATGGCTTCGTTTACGGAAGGAATAGCCACAGTAGTTTCAAATTCAGAAACAGTGGATATCAAGAGCATAGCCGAAGCACTTGAGGGTAGATCAATGGATGTGCTCCTGCCGATGTTTCAGACAGAGTTCGTGGACATAATCGTTAACGTTGTTTGGGCAATGGCAAAGGCAGCCGATGAGAGCATAGACCCTCCGAAGAGATGGGTGAGACAGTTCGATACATTCCCACTTGATGTGGTTGTTCCTGCTGTCTATGACCTTGCTCTGAAAGGATTCGTGTCCTCAAAAAACTTGAAGAGGCTGAAGACGATAGGCGAAAGTCTGAAAAATCTTCAGCCGTCACTCTCGATGACATTATCCTCGCAGGACTCGAACGAGGCTTGACAATGACAGATATTCGCAAGATGCAACTCGGACAGGTAGTTGACTTTGTCATCAGCTACAACGAGCGGCAGAAACGTGCGGAAAAAGAAGAAAAACGAAGCCACAAACGCAAGGCTTCACAAAAGGATATTAACGCATTTTTTGGATAGGTGAACATATGGCAGGTGGCAAAGTGCGTGGAGTGACCATCACCTTCAGAGGTGATACTACTCCACTCGAAAAGGCACTCAAACAGGTGTCTTACGAAACGAAAAAAATAGACCAAGAACTGCGACAGGTCGATAAGGCTCTGAAATTCAATCCGAAGAATGTAGACCTTCTTCGGCAGAAACAGGAACTGCTCTCGAAAAAGATATCAGAGACAAAAGAGCGGCTTGACCTGCTTCGTGAGACTCAATCAAAGGTTGATTCGGGCGAAATCGAGATGTCAGCAGAAGACTACAGAAAACTTCAGCGTGAGATCATCGAGACCGACAGCAAACTCAAGACCTTCAATTCACAGCTTTCACAGGTAGACAAGACTATCAATGGAATGAATATGCAAGCTGTTTCTGACAAATTCAAGAGTGTGGGGGACAGCCTAACAAAGGCAGGAGATGCTATGAAGCCGATATCGGCAGCAGGAGCGGCAACTGTGGCGGCTCTCGGTGCATTGTCGGTGAAGTCGGGGGCGGCAGCAGATGATCTGAACACCCTGTCAAAGGTGACAGGCATGAGCACCGAAGAACTCCAGAAGTATTCGGTATCTGCTGACCTTGTGGATGTATCCGTTGAGGCACTTGCGAAAGCAAATCAGAAACTCCGTAAGAATATGTACTCTGCCGCCAATGGCTCGAAGTCACAGACAGAGGCATTCGAGAAATTGGGCATCAGTGTGACAGATTCTAACGGTAATCTCCGTGATAGTGATGAGGTCTTCCAAGAGGCAATAACTGCACTTGGCAAGATGACCAACGAGACGGAGCGTGATGCGCTTGCTATGACTCTGATGGGCAAATCTGCAACGGAACTCAATCCGCTGATAGCAGATCAAGGCGAAACATACAAACAGGTATCTGACACTCTGAAGAAATACAATCTCGACTATGTGGATCAAGAGACACTTGACAAGGCGAATGCTTTCAATGACTCTCTCGATACTATGAAAGCTATCGGAACTGTCGCACTTCAGAACGTAGGCTCACAGCTTGCAGGATATCTTGCTCCTGCGCTTGAAAAGGTAGTTGACCTGTTCGGCAGATTTGCTGAATGGCTCGGCAATCTCAATCCGAAAGTGCTTGCTGTTGTCGGAGTTATCGCATCAGTGGTCGCAGGAATCGCACCTGTACTGATAATACTCGGCAAACTTGCATTCGCTATCAGTTCCATAACAGGGCTGATGGCATCGGCAGGACTTTCGATAGGTGCAATTGCTACACCTGTAGGCATCGCTATCGGTGTTATCGGTGCTCTGATCGCTATCGGGGTTCTGCTCTATAAGAATTGGGACAAGATCAAAGTATACGCAGGAAAATTCAGAGATTTCATCATTAGCGCATTCAACAGCATTAAGACGAAAGTCAGCGGTCTTGTTAATGGCATGGTCACGTATGTACAGGGCAGATGGAATGCTCTGAAAGCATTTGCTTCTACTACGTTCAACAGCATCAAGGACAAGATTGTCAAACCGATACAGAGTGCTATCGACAAGGTCAAGGCTATCGTTGCAAAGGTCAAAGACTTCTTCCCGATTAAAGTCGGTAACCTGTTGAGCGGTCTGAAATTGCCACACTTCAAACTGAATGGCAAATTCTCACTCAATCCTCCAAGTGTGCCAAAACTCGATATTGATTGGTACAAGACAGGCGGTATATTTGAAAGCCCTTCGGTTATCGGTGTAGGTGAAGCAGGATCAGAAGCGGTTGTGCCTCTCGACAAGTTCTGGAACAAGCTTGATGCTATGCGAGGCGGTGAGACGAACATTGTTATAAACATTAACGGTGCAGACAGAGACCCAAGAGCGATAGCTGATGAGGTCAAGCGAATGCTTATCAGAGAAGTTAAGGGGCAGAGTCTTGCATGGAGGTAAAAAATGGCGATATTTAACGGACTTCGGTTCGGTAATGTAAATTCTCTCGACTATGGCATATACATCACAGGAGAAGCCGTTTATAACGCTCCAGAACGTGATGTGGAGATGGTTGAGATAGCAGGAAGGAATGGAGACCTCCCTGTCGATAAGGGCAGATGGAAGAACATCGAAGTTACATACACAGCAGGAACATTCGGAGACGATCAGACGGACTTCTCGACAAAGGTTCGGAACTTCAGAAACGCTCTCACATCACAGCTTGGATACGTGAGACTTTCCGACACATACAACGATAACGAGTACAGGCTTGGTGTATTCAAGAGCGTATTTGAAGTCGATGCAGCAAGCCGTAAAAGGGCAGGAGAATTTCAGATAGTCTTCGATTGCAAGCCACAGAGATTCTTAATGAGTGGCGAAGCCTCACAGGATATCACAAGCGGTCAAGATTTGTACAACAGCACAGGCTACGATGCACAGCCACTATTGATGGTAGAAGGGTACGGAAATGTAAAGGTCGGTAGTTATGACTTCGATATCCAGAGTGTTCTCATGGGCGAATACGAATTGGATAACGGCATCGTGCTCATGAATGATAGACCTTATAACTTGCCATCAGCAGGATATAACAGCGGTGACACATTCACATTCGGTGAGTGTAGAGCGCATCTGTTTATCAGAGCGGCAGAAGGGGTGGCTATCAGATCGGTTGATTCTACAGACTCCAATGTACGCATATTCATGAGACAGAACGGTGTAGAAGTTCGCCATACGTTCGAGCCGTTTGAAGTCAACTCTGGGCAGACACAGGACTATACATTTAGTTCTACAGTTCCCGTGACTATCGTTGTATATGCAAGTGGGGCTACAACAACATACACCGTTAGCTATACAGTTACGCTCAAGTACAAAGTGCTTGGAAATGAAATCAGCGCTACGGCATCGATCAGCAACAGCCCTTCAACGCAAACGTTCTATATGTC